TATTTGTGCTATAATCAACCTCAAAGGAGGTGATTATATGAGAATTTACGCAAATCTGCTTGGTAATTGGACTGACATAACCGAAACTGGCACAGTAGCCGACTGTCAAAAACCTGTAACGTATTTCACGGAAAACTTAACATTTCTTGAAGGCTCTACCGTTGCCGAATGTTTTAAATACGGATACATACACGTTCAATATCAAGGTCACGACTATCGCTTACACCCATCTATGATACAAATTATAGATGACTAATATCTTTCATTTCTAATGCGATATTTTTTTGTATAGATTCGGCATCTCCCAAAGACAATTTACAAGATGCCGAATCATACATACGTTCGATAGCGATTTTTAATCTCGACCACTCATAACGTTTTAACCCCGAAAGCATTTCAGCAATCGTTTTTATCTTTTCTTCACTCATTTTCTCGCCCCCTTTCATTTACGCCGTTTTTTTGTTCTTGCAGATATGAAACCAACTTTCAACACAATATCCATCACTTTCAAAGATACAAGATATGATTAAACCTATTGATACTTCTGTACTTTTCCAGTTATTTGTGTTATAAACTGCTATTGCAACACTTATCGGCTATATTTGGGGAAAGACAGCACTTAACAACCAGTTAAACAATACACAAAATACTGCACTTGAGATAATGGAAACTACGATTGTTACCGCCAACGGGTGACTCATCAAAATGTCCCATATATCCATTACTCAACACTTCCTTTCATTTATGCTGATTTTTGTTCGTCTATTGCGAATTTTGTAAATTAATGTTATAATCAATCCAAAGGAGTTGATTATATATGAATATAATTATTAATAACATCGCATTTATTAGTTTGATAATATCTCTGATAAACATTACAATGTCATTGTATAATTGGTATAATTCTCGCCCACGCCTTATATTTTATCCTACCGATAATATGAAAAGCGGCTACAAGGAAACAACGCCCTCTGAATTTTATTATAAAAATTCTCACTGCATTGTTTTTTATTACGTCAAAATTGCTAATAATTCTAGTCACCCTTGTACTATAAGTGAATTTGTCTTATACTCCGACAATTACGACAGTTCTGTATCAAGTTCACGTGTAGAAATTAGAGAAAGATACACCTTAAATTCAAATAGTGGTATATTCGGCAAGCATTGTATACAGTTGCCTGTTACAATACCTCCATTTGGATATATCGAAGGCTTCGTTGTATTTCCTTACGGACCGCTATACTCACAAGACACTGTGAATATTGATGTTGAAGTGCGTACTTCTCGTAAAACTTTTCATATGTATGACACTCTTACTCGTTATCCGACTGAATTTTAAAAGTCCCATCATAATCACTTGAACTTTTCAAATAGCTTAGCTGTCGTTGTAATATATTCATTTCTACTTTTAATTTGTGGTTTTTAATCAAAAGTATAGCTATAATTACACCCGCCATAGCACCTGCTATCATCTTACATCACCTCCCTTATGCTGATTCGTCCCTATTATGGGACGATGTTTTTAAAAAAATACGTGCTTTTTCTGCATCTTCTGTAATATGTAAGACATCACATATTTTATCAATCAATACTGTATCGAATGCTGACTTGCCATTGATTTTTGAATTTAGCGTATTCTTTGATACATTTAACTGTTTTGCCAACGTGCGTTGTGTATAACCATTACTCGCCATATATCCAAGTAGCTTATTTTTATCTGGCATTTTGCGTCCTCCTTTCCGTCCCTGTTTTGGGACATCTATAGAGTATCACACTTTTGCATACTTGTCAACCCTTTTTTGGGACAAAATTTATTTATTTTTATTTTTTGTCTTGCATTTTTGGGACACTTATGTTATTATAATAACAGAGGTGACTAACTATTAGAAGTCAAGAGGTTTTGAAAAGTTTTTCAAAAATTTTTAAAAGCTGAAAAACAACATGGCAAAAAAGTCCTGTATTGCAAGGACTTAAAAAATAGTAGGTTAGTTAGTAACTACCTTACAAAATCAGCATCATATGCAATGTTTTTAGTTTGCAGCGTATAGATAACACGCAGTAGTTTTTTAACAACATGCGATAAAGCCACACGATGAGGTTTACCCTCTGCACGTTTCTTAGAGTAAAACATAGCAAATGTCGGTTCATAATTTACAACTGTCTGGGCACAGTTCATAAGTGCATAACGCAAATATGATGAACCGTGCTTAACCATTTTACCGGTTGTCTCGGATGTTCCTGATTGGAAGTATCCCGGCTCTAATCCGGCAAAGGAAAGCATTTGAGAAGCATTCTTGAATTTAGAGAAATCGCCAAATTCAGCTAAGATTACAGCAGCAGATTCAATACCGATTCCCGGAACAGAAAGCATAGGCGGATTCATATCGGAAACACATTCCTTGATAGAAACTTCTGTCTCATCAACCTTTGAATCCAATTGTCTGTAAATATCCAAAACAATCTGCATTTGTAAGAGTAAATAATCTTCAGTAGTACCTATAGTATTTTTAGCAAGCTGTTTAAGCTTTGCAAAATCTACTGTTGAAAATCTGCCGCGAGATAATTTGCGTAGTGCTTCATAAGACTTAGAGTTCATGTTAGCAATCTTTTCAGGAGATGAGTAATTAGAGAGTATGTATAATGCTGTAACCGAAAACCTACTGCCAAAGAATGGTTTAAACTCAGGGAACACCTTATCTAAGATGTTTGTGAGCTCTACAAGCTGGCGGCTTCTGAGCCTAATAAGAGAATCTCTGAATCTTGTTAGTGACTTTAGCTTCTCTGTGTGGTAAAATGATGATGGATAGGGCTTGTACTCTACCGTCATTAAATAGTGAGCAATCATCATGCAATCAATAGAATCGCTTTTAGTCTTTCGTAGGGACTTGGATTTAACGAAACGATTGATAAGCAGAGGATTGAACTCCATGAATGAAAAGTTGTTGGATTCAAGAAACAGCTTTAGATTCATACCATAATGACCGGTAGATTCAAGTCCTATTCTTGTTTCTGTATCAAGGGAATTAAGCAATAACTTTAATTGCGAAAATCCCTCAGCGTCATTTGTAAAAGACCACGAAGGAGTAACAATTTCTCCGGAGTCGTCAATTACGGCACAATCGTGCTTGAATTTTGAAATGTCGATACCAATGTAATACATGGGTTCCTCCTTTTGATATTTTTGCACTGCTGTTTTCCACAGACGGTCTGCCAATGTATTCACGCAAATAGAAACGTCAGAGCGTTAACTAACTAATTACCATTTCAGACAAACCACTGTGGTTTGAGTCACCTCGAACCAGTCTGAGCTGTAAAACAATAGATACAAATCCACAGTGCTTGTCTTTATTATATCGCAGGTAGCTACTCCTGCAAATATAACAATTTTGAGGAAAGGAGAAATAATTAAAACGACCCCCCTTTCGAGATAGTTTTAATTATACGTGTATTTAATGGATAAAAATAATCAGCTTGAAACCGCACCGATAGGAAAACTTGTGTTTAAGCTTGCGATACCGACTGTTATGGCACAGCTTGTAAACTTGCTTTATAACATAGTTGACAGAATTTATGTCGGACGAATACCGGAGATAGGATCACTTTCGCTTGCAGGTTTGGGTGTTACGTTTCCTATAATATTGCTTGTTTCGGCATTTGCAATGCTTGCAGGTATGGGCGGTGCATCAAGAGCGGCGGTAAGCATGGGCGAAAAAGACAACGACAAAGCAGAGAAAATACTCGGCAACTGTACAATGCTGCTTATAATATTTTCGGTAGTGCTGGCGGTTGTGTTTATGCTTACGAAAAATCAGATATTGATGAAATTCGGCGCAAGTGAGGCAACTTTGCCGTATGCGTCGGATTATATAAGCATATATCTTGTCGGTACGATATTTGTACAGATTGCGTTGGGACTGAATTTGTTTATAACAAATCAAGGCTTTGCAAAAACAAGTATGATGACCGTTTGCATAGGTGCGGTGCTGAATATTGTGCTT